ATCACCTGCTTGTGGTATGCCTGTAATGCCATCTACAACAAGGCTAGTTCCTGTTTGGGCTGCACCATCTACAAGTGGTGCGCCATAGTCATAGACATTTATCTTTGTAAAGCCACTACCTGATGTTTTAAAGACATCTGCGTTCTTGGCTACAATAGCTTGGTCTTCCCAGCTTGCTACACCTATTGCATTATAATCAGATATAGTGCTTACAAAGGTAACTACGTCTGCGTTTGATGGATTAACCACCATTGTCTGGTCTAGCGTAAGTGTTACTCTGTTATTTGTAGCATCAAATGTTACGCCACCAGATGCAATCGTATATCTAAATGACAAAACTGCGTTATCGGCAGGTGCTACTGTAATAGCTGGTGTAATTGTTAGTGTAGATGCTGTACCTACAAGAGCCGTTGCTGCACTAACTGTGTATACTGTTGTGTCACCTGCAATAGTAAATGTGTCACTAGCTGATGGTGCTACATCTAAACCATCTACATTTAAACTTGTGCCTGTTTGCGCTGCACCGTCTACTAATCCACCGTCTAACGAAAATACATCACCTGCTTCTGGTGTAGTGTGTATTGCACCTAGTATTAAGCCAGTGCCACTTTGTCCATTACCATGTACGACAGGCTCACCATATGGTGGAATAATATTACTGTCATACTTATCATAGCCCTCAATACGCCTGTACCCACCCTCAACGGATGGTTCAAAGTTACGAAGAATACGAGCAGAACCGGGTGCATTTATGCCCTGTTGTAAAGGACTTAAATTTGTTACTAAACCACCACGAAATTCTACAGGATAAGTTTGCCATCTGTCCATTACAACGGAAGCCTTGCGTAGCCAATTCTACCGCCCCCACCTGTGTTCTGCTGAATTAGGTATGAGCGTACATAATTATAACGGTTAATCAACATAGACTTCATATGCTTAATGCCCTCTTCAAACTTTTCTTTAGCAACCAAAGCATCTTGTGTGTTGCCACGGAAAAGATAAGCATAATGCATTGCACCATCTACAATGATATGCCTAAACCGTTCAGGAATAACTGGTACATCATCATATAGTACCAAGTCTACAGGAATGCGATAATACTCATACACAACTGTATATGCTTTATCTGGAACAGGTGTCATTATGTATTCAAGCGAAGGTGCTTGTGACACTCTTTGTGGAACACCCTGTCCTTGTGAGGTAATAGTACTATTATACTCTTGGTCTACATACTTGTCAAGATATTCTTCGTATGAAACTATAGGCAATTTAACTGTGTTATTACCAAGTGTGGTATTTTCTTTAATACGAAAAGTATCAAAGTCAATTACTTTACAGTCAACAGGAAACGGATAGCGTGTTACACCCACTGATAATGTATCTTCCTGCTCTACATGATTAAAAGGCCATTCGTATTCTGACTGGTTCATATATCTTATAGAGGCATTGACAGCATCTTTTGCTTGCCCATAAAAACCTGCGGCAGTAGCAAAATTAGCGGAAGTAAGTTCAACTTCATTTAAACGTCTGTTGATGTCATTTACTAGGCCAAGAAAATCATATGCCATGTGTATTACTTCTCTCTAATAGTTAGCTTGATTGTACGTTCAGCTGTGCTTCCTGTGTCATCAGTCATGCGACAAACAAATATATACTCTCTATTATTTATGCCACCAGCAAGATTAATAGTAGCTACTGTTGATGTGTTTGATTGAGAAACATTTTGAATACTGTCAGTAACTGTACCACCAGAGGCAGTAGTTAAATCTTGTCCTGATGGTAATAGTGTTTTACCAATATCATCTGTTTGTACAAACCATTGAACAGAACTAATTGTTGCAGTATCAAGAAAACGTGACCAATCTACGCTATAATCAAGCGTCTCATCTTTGTCTTTAATAGGCCAACGATATGACATTAATATAACTCCGTTACATATACAGTGCGTTCAGCAGACGTTGTTTGTCTGTTTATGTATACTGTTCTACTTTCAAATTTAATAAGCACCGTTCTGTCATCTGGCGTTGTACCACGAGGAATATACACTTTTCTACTTTCAAACGGTATATCAACTGTTCTTTCTGCTGCTGTAGACATTACGCGGCTCTTGGTATTTTAACTGTTCTAGCACGACTGTATTGATTTGCTACAGCTTGGAAATTAAATACTACAGCAGTTTTTGTAATTGTTCCCAGTGCTGTTGTGGCTTGAACACCTGTAAGTGTAGCAGTATTGCTAATTGCTAGTGTGCCTATTGCACCTGTAGCACTTACACTGTTTAATACTTCAGTGGGCTTTTCTTCAAGTGCATTAACAGTGCCTGTTGCTTGAACACCTGTCAGTGTAACTGTGTTGCTATGCTCAAGTGTTCCTATAGAACCTGTTGCACTTACACTGCCAAGTATTTTGGTAATATTAACTTGAACAATGTTTACAGAGCCTGTAGCACTTACACTACCTAAAGCCTCTGTTGGCTTTTCTTCTACGGTGTTTACAGCACCTGTGCCTTGAACACCTGTAAGTGTAACAGTATTACTAATCGCTAGTGTGCCTATTGCACCTGTAGCACTAGCACTACCTAGTATCTCTGTTACATTTACCTGAACACCGTTAGCTGTTGTTGTAGCACTTACGCTATTCAGCCGTTCAGATATATCAACTTCAAAACCACCAGCAACTACATTTGCAATTGTGCCTGTAGCACTTACACTGTTTAATACTTCTACTATATTTACTTGTACAGTATTAACAGCACCAGTAGCGGTGGCTTGGTCAAGGTTGCTTACAATAACCTTGCCGTACCTAGCTGTTCCGTAGACACCTACTCCGTAAACAGCAGCATTTACGGTAACAGCCATAATGTTTCCTTACGCGATACGAATTACAGCGTTGCTTGCATCAGCGGCAGGAAATTCAATCGTCAAGTCACCAGCAGTAGCACTTACTGTGCCACCAAAGTCAATAACAGCAATTGCTTTGTTACCTTGCGAGGCATTGTAAATAATACAGCCATCAGCAGATACAGTAACATCAGCAAATACTTCATCTGTAAAATCAACAATAGCGGTAGAACTGTCAAGCGAAATAGTTGCGCCATCTAGTACCTGACCGCCAGCGGAATAACCAGTACCAGATGCTTCATCAGAGTTACCAGTTACATCAGAATAATTAGTTGTACTGGCATTATATGTGCCAGTCGGTGTAGCTTTAATCAAAGCAAGTTTCAAGGAATCTGTATCCAAATCATGGACACCGCCAAGAAGTTCTGTCTTAAAGCTGTTACACATTGCAGTTGTGATTGCCATGATTTGTGCGTCCTTTATTAAATCTCATAGAAATGGAAGAGCAAGTTGCCCTGCTCTCCCATATATTATTTAGGCAAGAGTGTCGCGGTCTACTTCATTAGCAGACATGTCACCTAGTGCGGATACGTCCATGCAAAGTGCAAAAACGCGAACCTTACCAGTTGCAATACCACCATCTGTACCTGCAAAAGTCAGGTCCAGAGTATCTTCAGCAGCGAGAAACTGTGGAGTTACACCTACTGGGGTATTTGGAGTAGCGTAGTCACCAGCAGAAGCAGCATCAAGGTCAAAGCCATCGACAAAGCCATCTGCATCTACACTGCTGCAACCAAGGTCAATTGTACAGTCAGAACCAGCACCAGTTACAGCAGTCATAACTTCTACACCAGCAGAAAGAATAACTGTACCTGCATCAAATGTCATCATTTGGACAACATCTGCTGCTGATGGGTCAACTGTAGTTACCGCAAAATCAAGTTCTTTTTCAACCATGTAGACATTGCGTCCACGCTGGCTGTTGCCACGAGAGGCAGCAACGATGGAAGTAATTATAGCCATTGTTTAATCCTCCCTTAAACCAAGTTGATTTTAGCGTTGACAAGAGCCTCTGGACGGAGAATCTTGCGACCATAAAGGTGCATACCACGAACAATGTCAGCAAAGCTGTCAGGGTCACGGTAGGTTTCGGTCTTGTTAATCTGCTCTGCAGTAGCAACAGCAGAATCATGACCAGCAACAATTAAGCCGTAGTTATTAGCATTAGTACCACCAGTTGTGGAAGAACCAGTGCCAATCTCAGGCAAGTTGTTGGAAACATAGACACGGAAACCATGCAGGTTGTTAAGAACCAGACCATTCATCAGACCAGTGCCGCCGAAGTCGCTGTTGAACAGACGTGAGTCTTCATCCATCAGGATTTCTTTAACGATTGGGCTGATTACAAGCCAACGACCTTGTGAGTCTACGTTTTGTTGGTCAAGTTTACGAGCCATACGAGCAATGATTTGCAAAGGATATGCGTTACCGCTACCCAAAACTGCGCCATCATTACCTGCACGTGGACGAATGCCAATGGAAGAGCCTGAAGCACCACCAAAGTCATCAGCTTCCAGCTTCATGCTAGAAAGCAGTTCATCAGAACCTGCAGTTGTGACAGCCTTAGAACCATTAACAGTGGTGTTAACAGTGTCTGGCGTACCATGAATTGCAGACTGAGTGTAACCAGTCAGATAGCCAAGAACGTCTTGGTCAAACTGGTCAGCAAGGCGATAAGCAGCACGGTCACTTGCCAAAGATTGGAAGTTAACGTGTGAATGTGCCTCTTCAATGTCGTCAACCTTGAAAGCAAAGTAATTAGCTTTGTCAATCGTTAGGCTGAAGTCTTCATCGTCAAGGTCCTGTGGAGTGACGGTAGTGCCACGTGCATAGGACTTAACAGTAATTTCGGGTTCCTTGATAATCTTAACGGAATCACCCATGTTTGCAATCTCACCGAAATAATCGGAGTTTGTGATTGCTTCAGCAACAGCAGACTTGCGGAAAGCAAGTTGCACCTGTTTGCTGTAGATTACAGGTGAAAAATTGCCGTTAGGAAGATTACCATACCCGGCTGCAGTAGTAAAAGCCATGATATTTCTCCATAATGTTAGGCATTTTCAACAGATGCAAACTTACCAGACTAATCAGAGGCTGATTCACTATGGGTGCGTAGCATATCTAGTTGGCCTACCAGATAATTAACGGGCCATGTTCTTCAGGTAATCCGTAAGACGGTACTGTTTGCGGTTTTGTGTAAGCAGGTAGCGAACCCACTTACACTAATGATGACTATAGTTATACTGAAAGTAAACTGTTTGTCAACACTTTTTTTATATTATCTGGCAGAACCAGACATATCATAGATAAACTTTCCACTACGGATAGCTTCCATGATTTCATCAGAACGCTTCTCATATTCTTGAGGAGACATCTTTTGAACTTGGGATTCACGTAAATATGTAGATGCCTCATCTTCTTGTGGCTTACTACGTGTGTTACGTGTTTCAACTGATTTCGCTGCATCTTTGCCGTTAGAGGTTTTCTTTGCAGTAATACCTTTATCAGCTTTGTACAGGTCAATTGCTCGTGCAGCAGACTTTGCGTCATTGTCATTGTCATACAATGCGTCCTGTACCCACTTAGGCTGTTCTTCAGCCCACTCGTGAAACTCATCACTGTCACGAATAGTGTCAAAGTCAGGATGTAAACGCATTAGTTCTGCTTCAGCTTTTTCTTTCTTTGCAGACGATTGCATATCATCAATTACTTTCATTCGTTCTTCAAGAGCAGATGATTGCTCTTTAGCTTTCTTGATAGCAATTGTTTCAACTATAGCTGCTACGTCAGGATAATTCTTTGCCCATGCGTCAAGGTCTTCGTCAGACTTAGGCAGTTTAATTTCTTTACGTGTAGCACCTTCTAGTTGCTTTTTAAGTTCGTCAATTTGAGTTTGAAACTCTTGTTCTTTTTCCTGCATGTGTCTGCGCAGGTCACCATAACGCTTTTTAAATGTCTTTTCTTCTGCGTTAGTTGGTTCAGCTTCTTCTGGTTCAGCAGTCTTTTCTTCTGTTTCACCACGTTGTTCTTTGAGCAGCTGCTCAAGTTCTTCTTCTTCCATTTTGCGTTTTTCTTCGTTAGTATATTTACGATTTGCAAACGCAACTTTCTTTGGTGGCTGCATTTCTTCAGCCATGATTGTTTCAGACATATATGTCTCCTTGTCTGGGGCTAACCGTATGCCGTGTTAGGGGGGTTAGGTAGCCAGTTAATGTAGTCTATTTATTTCTTAGAAGCTAGACCACCACGCTTCATCTTTTTAGGTTTAGGTTTTTCAATTAAACCACCTTTTGCTCTTGGAGCATTTCCCATAGAATCAGCACCTGCTGCTGCACCTGTTGCACCACTAGCTGCTGGACCACCTGCACCTGCTGGGCTTCCAGTATCTCCCGGACCTTTTCCCCCATATGGGTCAGCGGCAGCAGCAGCAGATGCAAGACCGGGGTCTACTTCACCCGGTTTATAACCTACAGGAACTTTTTTACCTTTTATGGATACAGTTTGTTGCGCAGGTTTTTTACCTGTTATTCCTTTATTACCTGCTCTTTCAGCTTTAGCTACTTGAGCGATAGCTTCTTCCATTGTCATACCTTTAGGAGTAGCAAATCCATAAGTTTCACCTAGTAAACTAATTGCATTGTTAACATCAGCTTCTGTATCTCCTTTAGCAACTCCTGCAGCTGCTGCTTCTTCCATGTCAGAAAGCATTTGCATAGTTTCATTGCTTCTTGGGTCAGCCTTAATTTCAGCATATTGAGTCTTAGACATGGTTATAGTTTGATTCGTGTTTTGATTAGTTATTGCAACTTGGTCACCTATTAAATCAGATAAAGCTGTATTTCCCGTGACTAAACCTGCAATTGTTGCAATGCTTGGAATTGCATCAGGATAAGAAACACTATACATTGTAGCATTTTCTACTAAACCTGTTGCTGGGTTAACTTTACCACCAAAAGACATAGTAGCACCCGGAGTTGTATCATTAAAATCCCTACCGCCACGGTCAACTACTTTAGCAGTTTCAGTTGTAACTGCAGTAGGTGCTTCTTCTTCAACAGGTTTTTCTGCTTCAGGGTAAAAGCCTTGTGGAATTGGATATATAGGTTGGTCATTTACAAATGGTATCATTCGTACCTGACCTTCATCATTTACATACTTGCGTAAGTCTTGTTCACCGGGTTGTGGCGTTTTAAGAAAATCTTCTACCTTTGGCACTTGTCCTGTAAATGTAGGAACTGCTTGCTGCTGTACAGGTTGATAGGTTGTAGGCACTGTAGGTGCTTGATAAGGAACATACTGAGGTTGGTAGTTTTGAAATGCAGAAGGCTGCATAGTTTGAATGCCAGTAAAGCCCTGTGGTTGTACAAAACCACCTACCTGCATTTCCATAGTGTTATTATACTCGTCTTCTTCTTCGATGTCAAGGTCTTCTAAGTCAAACGGAATGTCATCAGGCAATATGGCTTCTTCACTGTTGCCCATCTGTCCCATATCTTCCATCATGCGCAATCCAGCTTTAGCACGTTGACGCATTTCCATTAACTTTTCTAATCCATAGAAACGTACTACATCAGCAGGAAAAACAAACTCACCTTCACTTAACTGTGCAGGAATATCATCTCTCACTTCTTCTTGTGTAGAGCCAACTGGTACATCGTTACCAGACACAGGGTCTACTGTACCACCTTCCTGCATAAGACCACCGTCTTCAAACATTTCCATTTGTTTTTCAATTGCCATGCCACCCTCGTTCATTAAAGTATTACTTCGTTCTTGCGCAGCCTCAAGTGCTTCTTCTAAAGTATCATGCCTACTTGTAGGTTTAATTTTACCATCCATTAGCATTTGTTTAATTTCATCTTCGCTGTACTCTACTCCATCATGAATAGATGGAGCATTAACATATGCATTTTCGCCAAACTTTATTGTTACAGATTTTTCGGATACAAACTCACCTTCAGGAGTTTTGTAGACATCTCTACCAGCAGTTGTTTTTTCACCAGTTTTAGTGCCTACTTTTTTATTAGCCATCTACTGCATCCCTCAGTTTTTGTAAGCTACGTAATACTGCAACTGCACCCTGCGCACGATGCATTAGAATTGAATTGTCGCCTTGCTCTAGCGTTCTATGTTGTTGCTCAATCAAACTGTCTAAGTAATTACTGAAGTGGTCCCATTGGCGTTTGTTGCTGACCATTGGCTTCAGTTTGTTGAGGAGTTCCTTGTTGTTGTGCATTTCCACTAAATCCTTGTTCACCCGGTACAGGAGCCTGTCCTACACCTATATTACCACCACCTGCTCCTGTTGGGTCCATTGGGTTAGCACCTGCTGGTGCTGGTTGCCCTTGCTGGTCAAGAGGTTGCTGAAACCCTTTTAACATCTCAGCTTGCAGTGCAGCCTCGCTCATATTGTTGGTAACTTTTTCGGGGTCAAGTCCCATTGACTTTGCAATCTCACGAATAACATATTGAAACTTAGCAAATGGTGCAAGTGCTGGATTACTTGCGATTTGCAAGAACTGCATAAGTCTTTGGCTACGTACTTCATTTGCCATCAGGCTTTCTGTTCCACGTGCTTTAACTTCTAAGTCACCCTTAATCTCTGGGTCAAAGTCAAACTGCATGTTAAAGCGAAACAGTCCTTCACCTAGAGGACGCAGAAGATAATCATCTACATTCTTAATGACAGTCTTAATTGAACCAGCAGCAGCACCCATTAGCATGGAGATACCACTAGCTGTACGTCCTACACCTGTTACACCTGTCTGTCCATGTGCAAAGGATGGGAAGCCAGAACTCTCATCAGCAAGCTGTCTAGCCTTGTCAAACATCATCATGTTCTCACTAGACACGTTAGGATACTTTGTACCAAAGATAGCCTGTCCCGGTGCGCCACCTTGTCTGCGGAATACCTTACCCGGATATACAGATAAGTCTTGTCCCGGCACTAAGTTTGTTTCATCAACCTCAATAAGCAAGTTACCTGACAGTACAGCATTATCAACAGCCATACGCATAAAGCCATTCATCAGTGTCTGTGTATCATCAAGGTTTTCTGCAATGCCAATGCCAAAGAATGAATATGGGTTTAGTTCGTATGGCGCAGCAACGTAAGGTATCTTAGCTGGCTTAAAAGGATTAAGTACCATACGAATAAGTTTGTTGTTACAAATCCATACATTTGCTTGCAACTCATCAAAGTCACGCAGTTCTTTTGGAATCTCGATATCTTGTTCAAGTAACATGTCAACATCAACCATGCCCCAATATTCAAGAACTTCAAAACGGTCAATGCCATGCTCTGGGGCATAATCGGATAGGTCATCTTCCCAATATTTTTTGGTATAGTTTTCACCATACTTAATTGCTTCATCAATAACTTGTGAACGGAAGTATGGACGCTTTTTTAGATTGCGCAGTTGGGAACGTGACATCTTATGTCGTTCAATAACATACTGCGCTTCATCCATGTTATTAGCATCTGGGTCAGGATAAAAGTTCCACACAGATACGTGAGATACTTTAGGAATGGTTTTAAACAGTGGGTCATACTCACCATCATCATTCCAGTTTGCATATTCTTTGTCTTCAGCAAACGGACCTTTCATTACACCTGTGCCAAACAGTGCCATTTCAAATGCACTGCTACGTAGGCTTTTGCTTGCACCCGATTCTTCAAGTTGGTCATGAATTTTTTTCTGCATCTTTTTAGCTGCAACCATAGCTGGGCTAAATTCAATAGCAGTAGGTGTTTGTCCCGGACCTTCTTTCAGTTTATCTTGAACAGGGTCAAGTTTTTGCTTAAGTGGTCCAAGTTGTTCTGTTAAAGTTTTTGCAGTAGCACCGGGCGGCAAGTCACGTCCGTCACCACGATATCCATATGGATTAATTAAATCAGGCTGCTGTTCACGTAACTGCTCTGGCTCTTGTGGGTCAAAGTGTACATCAGCAACTACACCTTCTGGTAATTCAGTTGGGTCAATAGAAAGTGGAAAACGATTGTTAGCAAACAATACATCTACAATCTGACCATAAGCAGCAAGTGTTTTTGTTTTAGTAACCTTTACAAATACACGCGATTTCTCTGCTTCTGTAAACTGTACATCTGGACCATATAAGCCACGATAGTTACGATAAGCACGAATCCAACGCTCTTCATCTTGATAGCGATAGTCTTCTGCTTTTTGATAACGCTCTTGAATAAAAGGTATGATGGAAGAAACGCCCACATCTTCCTGTACAGAATCATCTGTATCTTCTAATGCAATTGCATCATCTTCAATCATAATTTCATCATCAGCCATGTTTTATTCCTTAGTATCCAAATGTTGAATCTGCGACTCGCATTCCACCGCCCGGTCTTCCCATAGGGTCATAATCAAATATACTGAACCTTGGTCTTGACATTATACCATATCTTAACGCATCATACAAGTGGTCTTCTGCATGTGTGTCAATATCCTCTGGATTCTTTTTGTCAATGGGCAAGGACGGTAACTGTGCGACAATGTTCGTGCAATTATTAAAGAATACAAGTCTTGGTTCCTCTGTATATTCATCTACCTGTAGTCTACGGTGTATTTCGTTTTTACCTGCTACGCGACTACCTTTACTTCTATCTGACTGTCTCCAACGACATCCTCTTTGAATCATTTGTTCAGCAAGGCTAGGACCAGTATCCCCACGCTTATGCCAAAGAGAAGAATCAAGAACCCCGTATTTGATGTTGCCATCACCAGACTCCAAGTCCAATATCATTTCAGCCAAGTCTGTCGCAAGTACCTTTGATACGTAAAGTTCTCTGTAGACGATAAGTTGTTCTGAAGGTGCGACTGCAAACCAAAGTACACCAGAAAAAGACCCGTAGCCATAGTCACAAGCCCTAAACTTAACCCAGTTACTAGGGATGCTAAAAGGTTCAATAACATGAATGTCACGATTGAACTCAGTAAAGGCTGCTCCTTCTTTAATGTCCCAATCGCCTTCCAGAAGCTGCCTACGTTGCTGTTCTGGTAAAGAGAGAAGCATGGCTTCGTAATCACCGCCAGAAGAGAGGTATGGGTTATCAGATAATCTTGCAGGGATAAAGCGTCTTTTGAATAAAGACTTTCCAGCCTTCTCATGTCCAGCTGGGTATCGTAACACCTCTCCTGTTTCAATGTCTGTCGCATCGAATGCCTTTCCATATGGGGCAGGGTCAATGAACATTTTCTTGACCCAATGATGTCCCCGTCCACCGGGGTTAGTTGTTGCCCTCATAAAGATTGGCAAGTCTGGTGCAGTGGACCTTAGACGAGAACGCATATAATTCCATGCGTATGGTGTGGACCACTGTGTTAATTCGTCAAACCCTATCCAGCTAAATGCCAGACCCTGATAACGCAAGACATCTTCATCTCTATCAAGATAAGACATCCACAACCTTGCGCCAGATGGTGCAGTCCACTGCATCTTTCGTTCTGACCATTTAATACCGGGCCAGATTTTTGGGTACAACTCCTGCGATTTAAATATAAGTTCTCGCAGTTCTTCAGTTGTATGTCGCAACATCAATCCACTAAACTGTGGATGCCCCATGTATCGCAGTGGGTCAGCAAGCATGGCGTATGACTTACCGCCCCCTGCACTGCCGCCGTAAAGAACTTCACGTTCCGATGCGGCAAGAAATTCTGTCTGTGGTCCGGGGTTAGGCTTGAAGAGTACGTTTGCTGTCTCTTCAATACTAGCTGTTTCATACTGAGTTTCATGTGAAACAGGTACAGTTTCTTTTATTTCAACCGTTGGCTTTTGCGCCTGTTCTTTCTTCCTTGAGGGCTTCCGCTTTGGCGATTGCCTTTTTCGCATAGTCTGCCCACTTGCGGAGACTTGCAGCTTGGTTCTTACGCTGTCGCTCATTATCTAACCGTTTCCTCAAACCCACATGTGAAATATATCTGCCACTGTTCTTACTTAACCAGTTAGCTACTTCACGATATGAATACTGCCTTACATGTTGTCTTGCTTTTTCTAACAAGTCTAGTTCAGTCTTGATGGGGTCAAGTATGTCGGGGTCATCATCGTTCAGTTTATAACCAAATGGTACAGTCCGTGCTATGCGTGGTATCTGTACCCATTCGTTTTCTTCTTTAATGTCTGTTGGCTGTGGAAGTTTCCATTTGCCTATACTGCGTGTCATTTTCTTTTACGTCTGTCCACTGTAGAAAGAACCATACCACCTTTGCGATAGTCAGATGCGCCACGAGATTTTTTAATTACAACTCCACCTTTGTTATAATTAGAGCCAAAACCCATATAATTTTCTATAATATCAATTATTTCTGGTTTAGTAAGGCTGTCAATATCATAGTCATCATCGCTAAATTCCATTGAACGTAACGCATTTCTGAGTGTTTTTACACCTGCTTTTTTGTAACCTTTTCGTAAAGTTTCTTCTGAATCCATTAAACCCATTAGTCATCATCCTCTTTTTTTACGCCTGTCAACTGTAGAAAGAACCATGCCGCCTTTACGGTAGTCAGCTGCGCCACGAGATTTTTTAGTGGACATACCACCACCAGATAAATTTAATTTTTTTAAGAGTTTACTAAATGCACCGCCTTTACGCCCTTTTTCCGTTAAATCACGTAAACGCATAAACTCCTCATAGGATAGTTTACGAACATCGTCTTGTCCAATTTTTATAATTCTAATATCATCGTCTGTAACTTTCATTAGTCTTCGTCCTCTTCTGGCGTTGCTTTAGGTGGCATGAGCATAACACCGCCACTTGCTTTAACTTCCATTTTCTCTGTTTTTACCAAACCTACACGGTCAAGCAGTTCTTTGGCGGCAGACATCTTATCACGAATACCAAGTTCAGTTGGGTCGTACAGCGCACCTGTCATAGCAAGTGCAGCCTTTGGCGCATTACGTGCCATGTACATTTGAGTGGCTTCAAGAATCTCTTCTTTTAGACCTTTTACAATAGAGGTAGTAGGTGTACCGTCAGAATAGCCAGCAAGTTTCTTGGCGGCAACCATGTCACCACCTGCTTCGTCAAACAGTACGTCTAAAAACTTCTGTTGCTTTTCGTTTAACTCTCTAGCCATTTACTTACCTTTTTTCAAGCAAGCCTTTGCCTTCTTGCATTTAGCAGGTGTCTTACAACCTTTACACAATTTCATTGCATTTCTCCTGAATACATTGCGTGGGCTAATTTTGTACTACGTGATTTTACCTGACTTGCCCACCTGCTGTCAAGCATTTCTTTTGATGCAGTAGTAAAATCTTCGTCATGGATAGCGGCCCACATCTTTTTGAACTTACATAAACGAGGCACACCCATATTAAATGCCATGTCCATGAGTACAAGTTGACGTACAGCGTCTAATCCTGCGATGCAAGGATGGGCATCCAGCAGTTCTTTTTCGACAATCTGTACGTCATTCTCTGCTAGAAGTATGGCATCTGCTTCTGTAATGCCAAATGAATACACGTGGTCAATGTTGGAAATGCCCATGTCTTCCAGTTCTTCGTCACTGATGCCACGGTCTTCTAGGTTTCTACCAATTCCAATAGTGTCAATGCCCAAGCTATCTTTATAAACTTGCAGCACTAAACCTTCATGTTTAATTAGTTTTTGTATGAATATGTTTTTATCGTATTTCATCTGTTAAGTTTTCTTGTGTTCGTTGCCCATCCAAATTCCAAATGCACCTGTCATAGCACCCATTACAACGCTTACAAAGGCTGACTGTGGTGCTGTTGGGTCTTCCAAGTTCATAAACCACTCCGCACAACGCCAACTCATTAGAGTTATCACTAGCATCATTAGACGTGGAATAATTTTCCATTCTAGGATTTGCTTTGCACTCACTTAGTCAAACCCTTTGCCTTTTCAAATGTCCTCAAGCCGCCAAGTCCTAACATGCCCATAAGTACCGTCATCAAACTACCCATGTCAAACTCTGGTAATTCAGGTAATTCTACACCAGCCATGCTTGCACCAAAAATAACAAACGGAGAAATAACAAAGTGCCATGCTAACGCAACGCCGCATGTCCAGCCAATAAACGGTCTCCAACCTGCAACAAAGATATTGCGATGCTTTGCTTCTGCTGCATTAATCTCAAGCTGACCTTTGGACAGTTCTTGTGCATGGCGTTGTGCCATAGTAGCAAGGTCATGTGCTAGTTGTGCTTTTTGGTCTTTGTCTTCAATAAACTTATCAAGTAGACCCGTTACTGGTCCGATTAATGCTTGCAGCATATCTCTGTCCTATCTCATATTTGAGTATCTCTACTCGTGTTTCCAAATCAGGAAACTCTTCACGTAATAACTTTATGTTACATGCCTCTGCGAAACTGTGCAGTCTTCTTTGCAATTCGCTTCGGCTGTCGTACAAACTGTTTTCCTGCACGTGTACCTTCTCTCTTTGCCTTAGTTGTAGCAGAATACTCTGCACTTGTCAAGGACTTTATTGCTTTTTCAGGTAAATAGCGTTCACCTGTCTGTCCAGATGGCTTGCCACTCTTTGTGCGCCACTTCTGTTTTGTCCATGCCTTGAGACTTTTTTGTGGCTTTTTCATTAAAGCATTCCCCTACGTTTAAGTCCGAAGTATATTACAATAGCAAGAACACTGAGACCTACAATACATGCCAGAGATAATACAAGTGTTTCTAGTATTTGCTGTTTACGTTTACGTGCAGCTTCTTCTGCTTCTAGTCTAGCCTTACGTGCTTCTGCCTGAAACTTAATCCAGTCATTCCACAAACCCGGTCTGCCACATATTATCATAATTTGTTTTAGTTCTTCTTCTTTTTCTTTGATAGCTTCAAGAGCCATAAACTCTTCAAAGTCATTGCCCCTATAAAATGGACTATTCTTTTTATTTGATACTTTTCTTTGTAAATCTTCTTTGCCATCTACAAACTTTGCAATATGACTGCCGACACTTGCAATGTCACGTCCATTGGCTATAGCTTGTTTAATTACTCCGAAGGCTGCGTTAGCAGCGGCTAATTCTGCTAACATTTAGTACACCTCGACTGTGCCTTTCTTTAAATACTTAGGGACACAATATGCGGTAACACGGTCTCGTTCATCCACCCAATCACGATAGGTGTAGCTTCCATAACGTCTTGACACTTCACGGGCATAGAAGTTGCAGTCCGTAATACTGCGGAAATACATGTCTCCACTAGCAAGGTAGCGGCTTTCTCCAGTTCCGATGTAGATAAGTAAGACGAAGACATGCACCATTCCATTATGACTTATAGCCTCCACCTGCTGCCTTATATTCACG